ATACCTCCAGATGTTGTTGCACCACTACCTGTTTCATTACTAGGCATAGTAATTGTTATAGTAGTTGATGTTGGTACACTTGTTACCATAAATTTTTTATCAGCAAAATCAGCAGCACCAAAATTAGAATTAGTAATAGCTGAAAAAGTACTTGCATCACCAAATAAAATTATGTCTCCTGCTTGAAAATTGTGAGGCGATGGAAAGGTAATAGTGACAGCTGGATCATTATTAGTTGTGCTAAAGGCATTTGTAATAGCTGTACCGCCTGGATTAACTAAAGGATGAATGTCATAAAATACTCCACCAGAATATACATATAAAATCCTGTTAGTTCCTATAGCTGCAAACTTTGTAGAAGCTGTGTTTACAAAATGATGTAACCCTCTTGCAACACCAGTAAGTTCTGACTCACCTAATTGTGTCCAACCACCTATTTTTTCAGGTGTACCATATCTAAAACGCACATTAGTTCCACCTGTCCACTGAGACTCTGCGCCTGTAGATGTAACTTGTTTGTTGAATCCTGGTAAAAAACCTAGTTTTTGTAACATATAAAATCCTGTTTAGTAGGTAGTATAGCAGATTTTAAGTGATTTCAATATGTTTTAAAGCAGAGGGAATCAGTGGTGGATCATCCCTCCGCAAGCTTATTGTATATATTATTTTTTAGGTATTGTAAAGCCTTTAAAATAGTTAGGTAAACCTACAAAAGGTCTTCCATCAAATTGATTTTTTTTAGCGTTTTTAGAATTAGCTTTATTGTAATGTAAAAAAACCTGTCCACAGTCCTTACCATTAAATTCTTCTCGCCAATGTTCTAAATCACATCCAGAATAAATTAACATATCACCCGGATCTAAATTAACTTCTACACCAGCTTGACCTACTTTTCCTGTAGGATCTAAATATATTGGCCATGAATCTCCACCTAAATTTAACGTAGTAGATATTTCACATGAATATCTATCTTTGTGTCTAGCAAGCACATCACCTTTTTTATATATCCTTGCATAAGAATATGTTTCAGATAATTTTAAACCCGTATGTTTTTCCATAACTGGTTTTACTTCTTGTAGTAAAGTTTCCATTACCATGTCTGAGTAATGAGAATAAGTATTAGGCACTTGTTCATCATTCCATATACCCCAATAATCTGTATATGGAGATATGTATTTGTAATCAAATAATACTCTTGCAACTTTTCTTTTGTTTAAAAAATATTGATAAACAAATGCTGCTAATTCTTTACTAATAGCATTTTTTAAAACTGAGTATTTATTTTTTTTGAATGACATTATTTTCTTCTTTATATTGTACAACAGATTTTGGTATTGCTTGACAGTTCCAATGTATAAATCTAAATGGTTCGTATCCTAAATCAACAAGATATTGATGTGGCATATAAGATGGGAAAAACATAATTCTTCCTGGTTTAACATTATACACTACGTGAGAACTTGCATAAGTTATTTTTGTTTTATCTTTTTCTGGTAAAAGATTCATTAAATTACCTGGTCTTGGATCTTCAAACATAGGCATTGATGTTGCGTCGCTAGCTTTTAAAAAATAAAAACCAGACATGTGTCCATTCCAATGTGTGTGTAAAGTATGATGTCCTCCACCAGCTTTAGCAAATTCTTGTACCCACATTTCTGTAATAAATACTTGATAGTCAGTTAAATCAAATCCCATTTCTACTAATAAATTATGTGAAGTTGCACCTATGTAATCTTGTAATTGTTTAAATCTAGGATCTCCAACTAAAGTTCCTGAATGAAATACTTGACCCATATCTTTTTTATCACCAAATTTTTTAGTACGTTCGTCTCTATCTTTTTTTAAATTTTTTTCTGCATCTTTAATATATTTGTCTGATGCTTTATTTAGTTTATTAACAAAAGCAGGTTCGTCAGCATACCATATGGGGCATTTAAAATATTCTTCTCTGTTTAATCCTTTTGGAAAATTTTTCATATAATTAATTTAAGTATTCAAACCATCCTGTTACTATATATTTTTCTTGGGTGTTTGATATTACACCTTTATGTAAATGTGTAAATGCTGCAGGCCAAATATACAAGGTTCCTTTTGTAGCATTTAAAGTTTTCTTTTGATTTGGAAAATTTGTTCCACCATTTTTTAAAGTATTGCAATAAAGCATGTAAACTAATTCTCTATTTGAACTATAACCCTTTCCTCTTTCATAATGAAGACCAGCAAAACCTTCTCCAGGTTGGTAATATTGAATATGATTTGATATATGAGTTTTAAGAGATTCTCTTATACCATATTTTTTTATATAATTTTGAACACATATAGAAAGCATTTTAAAAAAATCTTGTATAAATTTTGTTTGTGAAAAATTAAAAAAACAAACATCTGTAGAAATTCTTTGTTGATTTAAATCATCTTGTTTATTTTTATATTCTGTATTTGTTTTATGATACTCAATAAACTTATCACATAAATTATAAGGCATTTTATATTTTTCAATATGGTTCATCTAAAAGGATATCCTAAATTCCATATTACTAAACTGTGTCTAGATCCACTTTTTACTGGACATACTCGATGCCAAACAAAACTAGGAAATACTACTACAGAACCTTTAGGTAATATCTCTTTACATTTAACAGGTTTTCTAGGTTTATCAGGATCTAAATTTCTAAAATCAAATTCTAATTCACCGCCTTTATATTCTTTAGGATCAGATAAAGTAACTGTTACAGATAGTTTTCTAATTTTACCGTGTGAAGGTGTGTTAGGTTGATCATAAACTTTATCCCAACTATCACAATGCCAATCATAATATTGACCTTTTTTATATTTTGTAAATTGACAAGACTCAGACCAATCCCAATCAAAATTCCAACCAGCGGCTTGATTAGCTTGATAAACAAGTGGTTGTATTTCTTTATAAATCCATCTATCATTCATCCAAACAATATTAGAATCTCTTTTCTTTTTTAAATCTTTTACTTGTTTTTTATTTAATTTTTGATTACCAAATCCACCAGTAACCGCCATTTGATCTTGAATAGATTTTCCATATTTAACTATGTCATCACATATTCTATGTGGAATAACTGATTTAAAATACCAATAATAATTACCTAAGTTCATATGTCTTTATGAACTTAATATAACACTTACTCTGTTATTGTCAATGTTCCTGAAACTGTGAATGTAGCTATTTTATCTCCACCAGGGTGAGCTGCTGTAGCATTTGTACCTGGAGTTACTGATAATGTGTAAGCAGATGGAGTTCTAACAATTACAACTCCTGATCCACCAGCTTTTCCGGCATAACAAGAAGCAACTGGACTTGGGGCACCACCTGGTCCTCCACCACCGCCACCACCAGTATTATCTGTTCCTGCAGTTGGTACTTGACCATTTCCTGATGGACCTCCACCAGCTCCACCACCACTACCACCTGGAGAACCTCCTGGTAAACCTGTCGGACTAAAACTATTTCCTGTAACCGCACCACCTCCACCACCAGCAAAAGCTGTAACTGAGAAAGGTGTTCCGCATGCATTAATTGTATTAGGTGCACCAGCTCCACCTGAACCACCACTACTACTTCCGGCATTACCTCCAACGGCAGTTGCACCACCTCCTCCACCACCACCATAACTTGGAGGACTATTACCACCTACAGTACCTGCACCTCCATTATTTCCTTGAGGAGGACTTGTTGGAGGGGTATTACCCGAACCTTGACCACCAGTAGATCCTGAATTACTTTGAAAAGCTCCACCACCACCTCCACCTGAACCACCATTAGTAGTTGCTGGAACAGCTGTTACAATACTATTACCACCACCTCCACCTGCAGATGTAATCATTGAAGTATTTTCTACACCTGTTGTATTTAAAATTGAATTATTTCCTTGACCGGCTGGTCCCGTACCACCAGCACCAACAGTAATTGTCATTGCATTATTAGTTAGTAATGTTAAAGCCGAAGCTCTTAATGGACTTGGACCAAAACCTGCTGATCTATAACCACCGGCTCCACCTCCACCACCACCATAACCACCAGATCTACCTCCACCACCACCGGCTACTACTAAAAAGTTAACACCCGGCACCGGTGACATAATAGAGCCATCTGGCCATGATCCTTGACTCATTGATTGAAATTGACTTTGCATGGACCACACACCACTTGCTTTGTTTAATTCTTTTACGATGACTATTCCTGAGCCACCATTACCACCCGCATATGCAGGTCCGTTACTATAATAATTTCCTTGACCACCACCGCCACCACCAGTGTTTGTACAACCAGCAGCACCAATTCCAACAGCAACATTACCACCGCCACCACCACCACCGGGTCCTGGGAAACCAGCACCTGTGTTTGTGTTTGCATCATTTCTTACACCACCTCCGCCACCACCACCATAAACTGCAGGAGTTCCTGTGATTGTAACTGTTTTACCGTCTCCACCTTTACCTTTAGCTGTACAGCCACATTCTGGAAATCCATTTGTTCCAGCAGTACCAGCACCACCACCACCGCCTGCTCTATAATTATTTCCACTAGGAGTATTATTAGGTTGTGCAATATAAGCACCGGTTCCACCAGGATTACCTTGACATGCTGTTCCAGTACCCCCTGAAGAACCACTTACATTACCATCTGGATTACCACCACCACCAGATCCACCTGGATTATTTCCATAACCACCACCTATTGCTGTTAGCACTGTGGGTGCACATACAGTAGAATTTACTCCATTATTTTGAGAACCTCTTCCACCAGCACCACCAGCTCCAACCACAACTGCTAATGTTGAACCAGCAGTTACATTTGCACAGGCTTCTAAAACACCACCTCCACCACCACCGCCAGCACCACCTTGAGGTCCAGAGTCCATGTATCCTCCTGAACCACCACCAGCTACGATTACAGTTTGAACAACTGCAGTTCCTGGTTGTAGTGTAATATTTCCGTTAGCTGTTTTAGTTGTAGTTAAACCCTTCCCAAAAGAAGTTTTATTTACTTTACCAATTATTCCGCCATTTGTTCCGGCCATTTAAGTCTCCTATTCGGACACCCAAGCTGTGCCATTCCAATTATATTTGGTAGGTGTTTCCGATGTATCGTTTGATTTAAGTGCTTCCCAACCTTTAGTGTTGTCAGCGTTGTATTTTGTTTCGTTCCATGAAATAGCATAAAAAATTCTTAAAGGATCTCCTACAGCATAATCATCTATTCTTTGTCCTGCTTGTTCATGACCTTCTGGATATACATTACCATCAACATGTTCTTGTGTATATGTATCTGTTTCATGTTCAAAATAGATTATTGTTGGATAAGTTATTGGTGCTTGCCAATCATCACTTGCATCTAATGACCATGAAGCGTGAGGTTGAGGTATTAAAAATTTATCTCTTGCAGAATCATAAGTATAACCTATGCCTGCATATTGTTTTCTAAAATTATTATTATAAGAAGTTTGTTTAAATTCTGTATTTGGTTTTTTAAAAAAATTTTTACACCATGTTTCACCATCAACATGCATGTCTGAAGGAACACAATCGTTTCCTACAACTGTAACTGATACTACAACTTTAAGTGTATCAGATGTAAAACCTGTTGGATCAATTTTTGATTCTAATTCTGCGAAATGTGCCATATTTATACTCCTCTAATATTTTATATTTTACTTTAAACTTATTGTCAATATTCTTTAATTAGTCCAAGTACCAGCTTTTACGTTTTCATAAACACTAGCCATTGACCAAACTCCTGGTGCTGTTGCTGCAGCTCCAATTTCTTTTATAATAACTATACCCGGACCACCACTACCACCACTTCCTGGTCCGCTATTACCACCACCGCCACCACCGGTATTTGTTCCTCCTGCTGTTCCAGCCCCACCTGTGTTTCCGGCTCCGCCACCACCAGTTCCACCAGCTCCATTAGGTCCAGGTTGAGGTACATATGTTGATCCGCCACCACCACCAGCAAAAGCTGTGATAGGTTGACCTGGATAACATCCTGCTAAACAAACTCCTGCTCCACCAGGACCAGCTACATTAGTAGTGCCAGGTGCAGCTCCTGCAACACCAGCCGCTGCTGCTCCACCACCTCCACCACCAGCATAACCAGGTTCTGCTCCAGAACCAGCTCCTCCAGGATTTCCTTGATTACATGGTTGTGCGGGAGTATTTCCTGCTCCACCACATCCACTTGGAGGATTAGATCCTCCACCTCCGGAACCTCCAGCAAGTCCACCTCCGGAACCTGCTCCGGAACCGCCTCCACCACCAGCAGCTGTATAAGTTGTACATGCTATAACAACCGTACTAACAACACCTACATTTCCATTAGAAGTAGCTGTACCAGCTCCACCTGCACCTATAGTTACAGGAAAAGGACTAGATACACTTATGCATGATAAATTTCTTAAACCACCAGCTCCACCGCCACCAGAACCAGATCCACCAGGATTTGTTCCTCCACCGGCGCCTCCTCCAGCAACTAATAAAATATTAGCTTTTGTAGTTCCTGGTTGTACAGAGTGAGTTGTATTACCTGTTATAGATGTAATTGTGTCAGGTTCTGCTGGTGTAACTGTTTGAGTGGGTCCAATTATTCCGCCATTTGCCATAGCTTGTTACCCCCTATGATATTACGTCGTATGATACAAATAAATCAAGATCACCCGCCGCACTTGCTCCACCTTTTAAAATATCACCTTCCATTAAATAGATTGGCGTATCTAATAAAACTAACGTTGCGTCCGCGGGAACTGAAACTGTTTTTGCTAAATAAACTGTTGCGTCTGCTCCAGTTAATGTAACGCCTGATGCGCCACTTCCTAAACCATCAACAAATAAATCTACGTTTGCTGCAGATGATCCGTCTACGTTTGCTACTGTAATTCTATTTACTTTAACGATAACACCTGATCCACTAACTGTTAGTAAAGTGTCAGTTGCAGTTGCTGATAAATTGAAACCAGCATTTCCACCGTTAATTGTTGCTACGTTTACTATATTTGGGTTTGCCATAATTTAATTCCTTTTAGTTATTTACCCGAAAATCATTGCCATTGCAATAGCTTTTCCTGTTGATACTCCAGTATTATTTACAAATGAAGCTGTAGTACCATTACTTTCTAATATTTGTCCATTAGTTCCCATAGTAATTCCACCAAAAGCACCGCTATTATTAAATTGTATTTGTTTGTCTGAGCCTCCTGGAGTTCCTACTGTGTCTATTTCTACTTCAATTATATTTGGATTAGTACCATCATCTGCTTTTGCAGATATTACTTTCCAAGTTTTACTTGTTGCTCCAAATGTTACACTTGTTCCTGAAC